AGATGCTGGCTTCGTAAAGAAAGTACCTTTGCTAATAATAAAATACAATAGGCACGACAGGATAGCTTTGGTACCCTATTCTTATTTAGTAAAATATTCAATGGACAAGGAAAAAATAGATTTGGATCTGTCAAAGAAAATCCACTCAATAGCTAAAAACTTCATTTGGAAAACTTATTCAGTTGTAAACCTACAATCTCTTTTAGATATGCCAGTTGATTTCTGGTTTGGGAGTTAAGCTATGAGTATAGTATATACTCTTATGAACAAAATTAATAATAAAGTTTATGTTGGACAAACAGTACAGCCAATAAACATAAGAATGAGAAACCATAAAAATAGAAATACTCTAATCGGGAATGCCATAGCAAAATATGGAATAGATAATTTTATTATATCAGAAAATGAAGTACCAGAATATATGTTAGATAATTTAGAGTCAAACTTAATAAAACTATATAATTCTATAAGCCCAAATGGTTATAATTTGGAAAGTGGGGGACATAAAAATAAACACCTTTCTGAAGAAACAAAGAGGAAAATGTCAAATACCAAAATGGGTCACGTTGTATCTGAAGAATCTAAAAAGAAAATGAGCTTATCAAAATCTGGAGATAGAGCTCCTATGTTTGGGAAACACTGGTCAGATGAAATAAAAAAGAAGATGAGCGAATCTAGAGCTGGCGAAAAACATCCTCTTTATGGAAAACATCACTCTGAGGAAACCAAGAAGAAAATGAGTGAATCCAGAAAGGGGAGATTTATTGGTAAAAATAACTATATGTTTGGTAGAAAAGCCTCTGAAGAAACAAAAAAGAAAATGAGCGAATCTAGATTGGCTTATTTATCTGGATCAGGAAAGGGGGCTCCAAATTAATAGAATAACTGAGATAGAAAAAAAAGCCGAAATAATTCAGGGCTATTTTAATAAAATAGGCATCACAAAGATAAAAGACCTTTCCAATTACGAGGGCGGGGGAAAAGGCGATACTGGTCTAAACGCATTCGGTTCATATAGAACTTCTGTAGAAAGCCTAACTTCAATAGACCAAAGTAGAATGATGAGATACAGACAATACGAGCAAATGTGTTATGTACCAGAGTTAAACGGCGGCTTGGAGCTTTATGCAGATGACGGGTCTCTATACAACGAGAACGATGAAGTAATAAAAGTAGAAGCTGACAATCAAGAGATAACAGAATCTCTCACTAGTTTGTGGTTTAAGTCTTTAGACATGAACTCTGTTCTGTGGCATATCGTTTATAATACTTGTAAATACGGCGATGCATTCTACGAAATAATTCCAGATAATTTTAAAAATCCAAAAAAAGTAAAGTTTCTTAGATTTATCCCTCCTCAATTCGTATCTAGATTAGAGAGGGATGGTAATTTATTAGAATTCGTAGTAAGAATTCCTGAGGATGTTACTTCTGGAGGATCCACAAGTTATACTACTACTCAGGCTCAAGAAGTTAAACTAAAGCCCTGGCAGATAGTCCATTTTAAATTAGACGATAAGGAATTTGAACCATATGGAAAATCTGTTCTTGAGCCTGGTAGATTAGCGTTCAAACAAATGAAACTTATAGAAGATGCTATGTTAATTTATAGAATATCAAGAGCACCAGAAAGAAGAGTATTCAGCATCCCCGTTGGTAACTTGCCGTACAGAGAGGCAATGAATAGAGTTGAGGATTTCAAACAGAAATATAGAAAGACGCCATGGATAGATCCTATTACCGGAGAAATAGGTTACAAAGCTAATCCACTTTCTATAAATGATGACTTCTTTCTACCTAAGAGACCAGATGGAACGGGTGTCACTATAGATTATCTACCAGGCGGACAACAGCTGGGAGAAATAGATGATGTAAGATATTTCAAAGAAAAGATCCTTAGAACAATGCGTATTCCTATAGCTTATCTGACGGGAGAGCTACAAGGAGATGTGGCTAGAACTTCTTTGGCAGCAATGGATGTTAGATTTGCTAAAACAATAGAAAGAGTTCAGAAGATGATCATAAAAGGCCTGGAAAAAATAGCTATAGTAGAGCTGGCTTTCAAGAGATTCACTATTGAAGATCTGCACTCTTTTGTCATAAAACTAACACCACCATCTAAGATTTATGAGATGCAAGAGTTAGAAACTACTACCCAAAAGCTTAATGTTATACAAACTGCTATTGGCTTAGCTGATCAGGCTGGAAAATTATACTTACCAAGAGAGTGGCTATATAAGAATATAAGCAAATTTAATGAACAAGAAATATCTGCAATAAAATTAATGCAACAGGCAGAAGCAGCCGAAGCAGCTGAAGCAGCAGCTGCAACAAGCGGAGGTGAAATGGGAGGCCTTAATGCTACCGGAGGTGGCGGAGGTGGCATGGGGGGAGCAGGAGGAATGGAAATGGGAGCAGAAGTTGGCGGTATGGCCGGCGGCGGAGAAATGGGTATGGCTCCACCAGAAGCAGGGGCAATGCCACCAGAAACTACTCCGGCGCCAGGCGGAGGCGAAGCAGAATTAGCCTTAGCAAGTAAAATATTAAATATAGCAGGCAAAGACTTCCTATTAGAAAACGAAAATGACATTAGAGAAATTATAAAATTTGTTAAGAATTATAAAGAAATCGATAAGATAACTAAAGATAAGCCGATTATAGTGCCCAAGAAAAAAATGTATGAGAACAACTTCCATTATTTATTTGTTATAGGCGAACTAAAGGGACTAATTAGTCGCAAATCTAAAATCAAACAAGAAGTGCTAGAAGGCTAGGAGGAAATTTCTATGGATTTAACTTACAGTCAGATAGCTCAAGCGTCTATGTTCAGCAACGACAAAATGGTTACTTTGATAAAACAGAGGCTTGCTGAATCTGCAAACGCAGCTGTCGCGCTAGTTTTTGACGATAAATTGATAGTCTTGGACGAAGAAAAGGATGAGTTTTATTCTGTTAATTATAAGGTAGAGAATAAAGCTCTAAAACTAGAAGGTTGGGATAAAGTAAATCTTCTGGCTGACAACGAATCTAGACTTGAGACTTTATCAGAAGAATTTTTTGATCCGTATGGAAAAAAGGAAATTACAGTAAAATCATTGGTTGAGGCTTTTAAACTAAAGCATTCTGATCAGCCAGTTAGAATGATGCTTAATAGAACAGCAACAGAAAAGAAGAGAATAGTAGAATCTAATGATAGAATAAAAGCTATAAGAGAGGTCAGAGACGCAAAAGAATACTTCTCTGATGATATAGCCGAAATCTTTAATGACCCAAAGATAAAAGCCTTATCTTCTAAGATGGCTGAGAGCAATCCAGTCCAAGCCTCAGTAAATAGAATAAACTTCTCGTCCCCGATATCTATTTCTCTACTAGAAGAATCTTCTAATAAGATTATAAATTTGAGCGAGAAAAAAAAGAGCAAGGTTAAGTTTGGCAACATAAAGAAGAAAGTTCAGAATATGTGGACTTCTGAATCATTTAAAAAAGATCTAAAATCTTTAATAAATGAAATGGGAAAAACCGAAAATGTAAAACTAGTATTAGAGAGTTTCATAAAACAGCATGTAGAAATATTAATTCTTGAAGCTAGCGAAATAGAAGATCTAGTTTTAAAGACCGCTCTTATGATAAACGAAGCTGCAAAAGCAGATTCTCTAGTCGGATTATTCAGAGAATATTGTAGTCTCGATGAAGCTAAAAAACAGAAAGAAGATTTTATTTCCAGAAACAATATTGTCTCTGATTCTGTAAATGAACAAGAAGAACCAGAAGTAGAGAAAGAAACAGATAAAGAAGAACCAAAGGAAAAAGAAACTTCTATAGATGAAGATTCAATAAATAAGATTCTAAAGGTTCTCAACAAGATTGGCGAAAATCTAAAAGAGAAGACTATGGAATCGAGATATGTAAAGTCTTTCGTGACGGCTCTTGAAGATGCAAAGGTTGGATCAGTCTCTGAGGGCAAGTTAAAAGAAGTTTTAGATTTCTTAAGCACTGTCTATGATTCTGCTCAAGAAGAGAAGGATGAAGGCGAGGAGGCATAAGAATGACTCCCGATAGGAAATACTCAGAAATTTTAAGGGAACAACTAGAACTATCAGGAGTTCAGTTGTCAGAG